ATCATATAATTTATAAATATATCATATTTATTATTATATATAGTAAGATAATTAGATACATTAATTTCAGATAGTTTATTATTAATAATTAAATATGCTATAAAATATCTAAATATTAATTTTAATCCTCTATGAATAGATAAATACTCTAAATTTAAAATATTAGAAAATATCATTTCACATAGTTCTAATAATGCATTATATAAGTCATCATTTAATACCATTTGATATAATGTAGTACCATCATAACCAGAAGGACTAACAATATTTCTTAAATAACAAAATTTAGATAATGCTAAAAAATCATCTTTAGGACTTAAACACATTCCAACATTATTTGGATCTGGAATATCAATTCTAAAATATTGATGTTTTATATAATCAAAGCTATATAATTCTGAATACATATATCCACTAAGATTAAAACTAGTTAAAAAATCTCGTAAACCATTATAGTTTTCTAAAGTTTTACCATATTTTTCTACTTGTTCATTTTCAGCAGTATATGTTGCTTCAATAATTTCTTTAATTTTAGAATTTACTTCTTCAGTATTAATAAAGTTATCACTATATCCATATATATTATATAATGCTTCTATAATATTATTTTCATTATCTTTTACTTTTAATTCATCACCATATTCTATATCATTATTATTATATTGTAAATATAATGAATATAAAGCCATAAATCCATCATAAAGATTAATTCTTGTATTACTAATATCATCACATGCAAAATTTAATGAACTTTTATTTTCATTTTCAGTATTTAATATTTCAAGATCATTAAGCATATTTGTAAAATATGATAAAATTTTACTATTATTAATTATATCAATTACATATTCAGCACTTATATATTTAGTTTCTAATGTATTAAAATTATGACTTAATGCTTCATTTTTACTAGTTCTCCAATATGGATCAGTACCAGTTATAGTTTCATAATTTATATATGGATTACTATCAATACTTAATTCTTCATTATATGGAACTTTATAAAATTTTACATCATTATCATTAGTTTTTACTAAAGTATAGCGATATATATTTAAATTATTAGTTCCTAAAACTTGTTTAATAAAATCAAATATTAAATCATCACCTTTATTTTTCTGAAGGTCATTTAATAATTTTATTAATCTTCTTTGAAAATATAAAGGAAAACTATCAAAGTAATCTACACCATTACTTATAAAATAATTTTTACATTGATATTTAGTAAAAGTATCAACATTAAACTGATCTAACATTCTAGAACTTATATATTTCTGAATAGCTGCAAATATTAAATATAATTCCATAAAATCTCTATATTCATCTTCATTTTGCCATGCTTTAGTATATATAACATTTTTAAAATATATTAAAGCATCTTTATAACATGATAAAAAAAGATTTTCTTTAGCTTCATCTAATGTTAATTTTCCATTATCATATTTAGTTACTGATGTTAATATTTCATAATCTTCTGCCATTCTTATAGTATATGGTTCTAAATCATATGCATCTATTAATGATTTATAATATTTATTACTTTCAGTATAAGATTTTATTAATTTTTCTCTTTGAATAGCATTATAATTTCCTACTTCTAAATATGCTTTCATATATATATTGAAATTTCTTTGAGATATTGTAGTTTCACATCTATCTGCTAATGTAGCATTTTTAAGTACTAGTCCAGAGCAATAATTTAATAAATTTTCTAATTCATTTAAATCATCTGAAGTTATTATATCAGTACTATATCGTTTAAATAATTCTCTTCTATTAAGCTTCATATTTTCACTCCTTTATAAAAAATTATATTAGAGTGTTGGAAGTATAAAAAAATTTTTCTATGTTCCCCAAAATAAAGAGAACTCTTCCAATAAATACGATTTAAAAAAAAATAAATATATATTATTTTGATGTCTATAAGACAAAATAAATTTATTTATAAGGAGAAATTTTTTATGTTTAATAATTTTAATGTATTTGAAAGCTCTGAAAAGAATGTTTGGAAATATGTATTTACTGCTGAAGATAAAGTTGCAGAAGCAGTATTATATAGATACAATAATTTTTATGAAAGAACAGTTATTTGCTGTTCTACAATGTCTGGTTGCCCTGTAGGTTGTTCATTCTGCGGTACTGGAAAAAGATTTATTAAAAATCTTACTGCAGATGAAATTGTATATCAAATTAAAACTATTTTAAAAGATAAACAAATTGAAGATATTAATATTAACGGTAAAAGAATTCAATTTATGTTTATGTCTATGGGAGAACCTTTATTAAATTGGAATGAAGTAGAAAAAGCAATTAGACAGTTAAATAAAGAATATAATAATGCTGAATTATTAATTTCTACTATTGCTCCAAATGTTCCTGATAATATTACAAATATGATTAAAACTTCAAAAGATATTGAAAAAGTTGGTTTACAATTCTCTATTCATAAATCTAATGATAATGATAGAAATATTTTAATTCCATATAAGAATAAATTATCTTTAGAAGAAATTAGAGATTTGGGTATCTTATGGTGGAAAGAAACTGGAAGACACCCATATTTAAATTATTGTATTGATGGTACTAATAATACTGAAATTGATATTAAAAATCTTCAAACATTATTTAGTCCATTAGTATTTAATTTCACATTTAGTGTTGTATGTTCCGCTGATGAAAATATGAAAGAAGCTGGATTTAAGAATCTTTCCTCTATTAGAAACTTTGAAAGTGCCTTCATTAATAAAGGTTATAATACTAGAGTATTTAATCCTGCAGGACAGGATGATATTGGTGGTGGATGTGGACAACTTTGGTTTGTTCAACAATGGGTTAAAGAATTTGATAAAAGAAATAAGTAAATTATGATTATAATAGCCATAAGAGAATTCTCTTATGGCTTTTTTTTTATTTAAAACTTTTTTATTATATAATATTAAGGAGGAAATAAATATGCCTAGAAAGAAAACACCTGAAGAATTTGAGAAAGAATTTAATGAAAAATTTAATGGTGAATATACTTTATTATCTGAATATATTAATGCTAATAATTATATAAAAGTAAGACATGAAAAATGTGGATATGAATATAAAGTTAAAGTATATCATATAATGAATAATAATAGAAGATGTCCTAATTGTTATGGTAATATTAAAGGAACTTTAGAAGGTTTTAAAGAAAAAGTTAAAAATATGTATGGAAATGAATATAGTGTTTTAGGAAATGAATATATTAATAATAAGACTGAAATATTAATGAAGCATAATAAATGTGGTCATGAATATTTAGTTAGACCAGATTATTTTATTGGAAATAGAAAATGTCCTAAATGTGCAAATGAATTAAGAATTATTGATAAGAGATTAAATCCAGAAGATTTTAAAAATTCATTTTATAATCTTGTTGGCAATGAATATACTTTATTATCTGATTATATAAACACAAGAACTAAAATAAATATTAAACATAATACTTGTGGTAATATTTTTGAAATGTGTCCTAATAATTTTACAAATGGAAGTCAAAGATGTCCTAAATGCTTTGGAACTCCTAAGAAAACTTTACAAGAAATTAAAGAAAAGTTTTTTAAATTAGTTGGTGATGAATATGAAATTTTAAGCAAAGAATATACTAATAATAAAGAAAAATTATTAGTAAAGCATAATATTGAAACTTGTAATTGTATTTATGAAGTTTCAGCCAATAAATTTATTAGTTTAGGAAGAAGATGTCCTCAATGTAGAGAAAGTAAAGGAGAAAAAGCTATTGCTAAATTTTTAGAAGATAAAGCTGAATTCGAAAGACAATATACTTTTCCAGATTGTAAATATATTGATTATTTAAGATTTGATTTTAAATTAGAAGATATAGATGAAGAAGGAAATTTAAATAAAATAATATTAATTGAATTTGATGGAATTCAACATTATGAACCTACATTTGGTGAAGAAGCTTTTAAATTACAACAAACCAGAGATAATATTAAGAATGAATATTGTAAAACTCATGATAATATAGATTTATATAGAATTCCATATTGGGATATAGATAATATTCCTAAAATATTAACAGAAATTCTTGAAAAATACAATAGTTAGGAGTTGAATGAATAATGCTTA